TTAGTACAACTGGTGCATTTGTTGGATTCAAATACACTGCAAAGTATGAGTGGCCATCCTCAACTGGTGGTACAGACATCTATGATAATGCTAGAACTGCAGTATATTCTGGTATTCATTTTAGTGGATCTGATCTTGGTGGAACAATTACATTGTCAACACCATCAGCAGGTGTTATGTCTGGATCTGTTCAGGTAGACACTACACAAGCACATGGTCTTGAGGTTGGTAATGAAATTGCTGTTGGTGGATCTGCAGGTACAAACGTTAATGGATCTTGGGTTGTTGCTAGAGTAGAATCTCCAACTAGATTCTATTACTATCCAGACGCAGCACCAACTGGATCTGTTGCAACAGGAACTATCAAACTATATCCTAGACCACAAGGTAACTCTGTTCATAGAGCATTTGATGGTGGTGTTAAATTCTCTACCAACTCTTTCTCTAAGAACCAACAAGCAATCAGACAAACAAAAAGATATTTCCGTTATCAATCAGGTAAAGGTGTATCGTTCTCCACTGGTTCTATCCTAGAACCAGCTATTGAAAACCTTGATAGCATCACTGCATCTGGTACTACAGTAACTGTTGTGTCAACTGATGCACATAACGTCACTAGAGATACAGTTGTTGATGTTCGTGGTGTAAACGATAACAACTACAACGGCACATACAATGTCAGTAACGTTGTTGACCCATATACTTTTCAGTATACTGCTGCTTCTGCTCCAACAGATGCTACTGCTGCAGGAGAATATACTATCACTCCAGTTAATTCCTATGGAACTAAACTAGAGATTGGTATGATGGATCAACAGAATGGTATCTTTTTCCGTTGGGCAAGTGGAAACCTTAGTGTTGTTCGTAGAACTTCTACCTTCCAGTTATCTGGTAGAGCAACAGTAACAAATGGTAGCACATTAATTTCTAGTTACGCAGGTCCTAACCTACAAACAACTAAGTTTGCAAAACAGTTGAAGCCAGGTGACTATGTTGTCATCCGTGGTGCTTCCTATCGTGTTGATGGTATCATCTCTGATACTCAGATGGTTATTTTCCCTGACTATCGTGGTCCTTCTGCAAGTAATGTACCAATTACAAAGACTGTAGAGACCGAGTGGAATCAGGCAGACTGGAACATTGACCGTTGTGATGGAACTGGTAAGACTGGTTACACTCTTGACCCAACTAAGATGCAGATGTTCTACATGGACTACTCTTGGTATGGTGCAGGTTTTGTACGCTGGGGTTTCCGTGCATTGAATGGTGACGTTATCTACGCACACAAGATTCCTAACAACAACCAGAACACTGAGGCATACATGAGATCAGGTAACCTACCTGCTCGTTACGAAGTTAATACTATTCCACCAGCAACTGTATGTTCTAGAACATTTACTTCTGGCGACTCTACTTTATATGTTGCAGATGCACCCACACATTTCCCTGACTCTGGCACACTAAGAGTTAGAAAAACTACTAGTTCTACTGCTGGTACACAAGAGTATGTAAACTATACAGGTAAGGTTGTATTCTCACAAGATATTATTTCTTCTGAGGCTGCTGGAGATACTATTACAGTTGCATCTACTACTGGTCTATCACCTGGCGGACAACAAACAATTACATTTGATACTCCATTCGCAAATATTGTAGCAAAGAAAGTATACTATGTTGCTGCAGTTCCTTCTGCAACTACATTTAAAATTACAGATACGATTGGAGACGCAACTGGTATTGCACTAACTGATGCTACTGGTTCTGCTCTATCTCCATTGTCTCGTGCTAGTGCTGGTTCATTCACTGGTGTTACTAGAGAACAGGCAGGTGCATCTGGTGTTAACTTGACAATGGCATCTGGAACTTCCTCTGGTAGTGTAAGTTCTGGTACAGGTATTCAAAAAGGACAAAGAGTTTATGGATCTGGAGTTCCTGCTGATACATTTGTTCATAGCATCTCTGGTGTTTCTATCTCATTAAGTAAGGCAGTTACTTCTGCTAACCCAACAAATATTACGTTTGCTCCACTTGGTGCTGGTTCTGCACAAGGATTCACATATGATGCAACTCAACCAACCAGTATTGAACTTCTGGAAGCAACGTCTGTACCACAGATTAGTCACTGGGGTTCATCTGTTATCATGGATGGTCGTTACGATGATGACCGAGCATATGTTTACACGGTTGGAACTAGAACTGGTAGAGAAATTAACTCTGGTCAAACGAAAGCGTTGCTAGCTATCCGTACTGCACCATCAGTTGACAATGGTATTCCTGGCTCATTTGGTGCTAGAGAACTTGTCAATAGAATGCAGTTGGTTCTAAACTCTTGTGAGATCTCAACCAACGGTGCGTTGTTCGTTGAACTAATTCTTAATCCAAATATTTCTGATACTATTATATGGGAGAACGTTGGTGGTACATCACTAGCACAATACGCAGAACTTACTAACATCGTTGACAACTTTGGTAGAATTAACGGTGAACTAATTGGAGGAGAGGTTATCTTTGGATTCTATGCTGATACTGGTGTTGCTGCATACGATCTTGGACAAGTTAAAGAACTATCCAACTCTATTCTTGGTGGTGGATTTGATAACTTTACTGCTACAACAGCACCTGATCCAACGGGTACTTTCCCAGATGGTCCTGAGGTATTAGGAATTCAAATCACTAACATCGCTGGTGGTCGTGGTTCAAATAGACGTGCTGCTGACGTTAGAATTTCATGGACTGAGGCACAGGCATAATGGTTACACTTATTATTGTTGTTGTCTTAATAGCTGTAACAGGTTGGGTAATAAGATATTACGATCCTCATAATTAAGATAAATAAAGTTACCTAACTTTGATAACATGACTGAAACAAAACCAGTCGTGGTTGAAGAGAAGGATAACGATGAAGACAAAAGTGAAGTTCTTGGTAATTTAGTGAAAGTTGTAGTCCTCATTTGGTCTGCATCCCTTCTTACATTCAGCTACGTTCGCTTGCCTAACGGTCAAAAGATTCTAGATTTTGATCCGACCTTCATCGCCTCGGTGTTCAGTGGATCCTTAGCTGCGTTTGGCCTCAGTCCTGCCAAGAACGGATCTGCTCCTAAGAAAGCACCTTCTATTGGTAAAAAAGAGGAACAACAAAATGCAAAAACTAATTAATGCTCTAGCAATTGTGTCGTTTGTAGGAACGGCAGGTATTGTTGGTGGTGGTGTCTTTGTATATCTACAAAGAGATACCATCATTGATGGCGTAAAAGAAAAAATTAAAGAACAAGTAATGAATGGCGTGACTGGTGCTCTACCTGGTTTGGTAGACAGTGCTGTTCCTGAACTACCATCTGCGACAGGTCCTGCACTTCCTTTCTAAAAAATGAGTGAAATCCCTGAGATTAAACTGAGGGGTGGGGATATTGACATTATCAAAATCCCATTCACCCCTGAGTATTTGTTAGAACCACCTCAAGCCATACCAATCTACCCACCAGTATCAACTGAAATTGGTGTTCCAATTGTGGATATGCCTGGATGTGTAGAGGCACATGAGGTGGAAGAAAATAATATGCTGGAAACAGACGATCCGAAAGGCGTCAAGGTATATTGTGATGCAGGGATGCCATCTTATAATCCTATGGACTACAGTCCAGATCAACTTGATTATGAATACGAGGCTCCAGTACCTCCTGTAGGAAACACTGAGAAACCAAAAACAGAAACACCAGAGATACCAAAGGATGCTGCCACAACAAAAATAGAGTGTCCTACAGAAGCGCAGGAATTAACACAACCTGTAGGCACTCTTACTGATAGTGGTACTAAAAAAATTACTGAGTATAGATTGGTAGGAACACAATGTATACCAATCAAAGAAGATATTACTATTACAGATCAGATTATAAAAGGAATACCATCTACAAACCAAGTGACAACAACAGCATCAATTGCTGTAGTCGCAACCGCAGCAGCTGCTGCAACTCCTTTGTTACTGAGAGCTGTCAAACCTATTGTTAAACAAATTATAAAGAGAGTTAAGAAGTTACTAGGTAAAGAACCTCCTAAGTTATCTGCTAACGAAATTCAAACAAACAAGTTCCGTGAGAAGAGAGGACTACCTCCTCTTAAACTTCCTAAGAAGAGAAAATAATTATTTTTTAGTATTACCAATTGATATTTCTTTTAAATCTGATGCATCTGTAGATACTTCAGGGATCTCATGTTTATGAGGAACCATAAAGTTAACACCTTGTACTTGCACATCAGCACAGATACGAGCATACTTTGTGCCAGGTGCAAAACGAATTCCAGCTTTTAATAATTCTCCACAATTTTTTAACCTGGCTATCTCAAAGTCAAGGCGTTTATTAGCATTTGTTTGTTGCATCAATGCTATGTTTGCTGTTGCTGCTTGCTTACAAAGTTGTTGTAGTTTTTTATCTTTTGGTATTGACCACGTTGCACTGACACCAAATGAAAGGTTGTAGTTATCTTTCTGACCTGTTCTTGTAGGAACAAAATATAAAATTTCACCAGGATTATCTGGCACACCATTGTCATCTGCGTCTAGCATATTGTACACTGGTGAATCCCAGTAATCTTCATATGGTTTTTGTGCTGATGCACTACCAGTGATGAATGGAGTTACGTTGACAGTTTCACCTTGACATTGTATACCATTACCATATGTGTTAGTAATATATGGTCCTTGTAAAACCTGAATTGCCTGGTTGGTCACTGAGCCTGAACTATTCGCAACTGGAGCTGCGGTTGCACTCACACCCCCGACAGTCTCCGCCTTGGTGACAGGGACAATCGCAGTTAGATTTGCTAGACATAGAATTACTGGGAGAAAATACTTGTTGTATCCGTTACGCTTGTAACTTCTGTTACTCTGTTTATAATCGTGTGATTTTGCAAACCAGGACCAGAATAGGTTTCTGTAAACTGGAACGCTGCACCAGGTGTTGTCTGTGTGAACGTTGGTTTGCCTGTTACGCCTGTCCATGATGATGTCACGCCATTGATAGTTACATTATTTGTACCTGTTGTAGGGGACAGGTTCCCACTCGCTGTTACCCCAGAACCAGTAGTAGAATACTGGTAGCCTGTGGAATAATCCATAGAATTTATGGTCTCGGTCACTTTACTTGTGGTTTCTGTGTGGCTCGTCATAGAGCCCTGCTGGAAATTTGGGACCACGGGCACCGCCATTGCTGGCGATCCTAAAAGAAATGCCACGAGAAATAATCTTCTCATGATATACCTCAATCAATAACTGTGATCTCGCTTACGTATTGTCCTGTCGCACTTGTACCAGCTCCACCAGCTGTTACAGTTAGAATACCTGCACTGGTTACAGTACCTGCTAGAGTGTCCTTTGTTCCAGCTGCATAAGTTGTAAGTGAACCGAAGTTTGGATTAGCACCTAAAGTTGCAGCACTAGTAGGAACAGCATCGGCTTGGGTGTAGCTTTGGCTAAAGCTGAAAGCTGAGCCTGCTGTATCTTGAGTCGCTGCAATGGTTCCTGGCGAATAAACACCTGAGGTGATTGTTCCTGCACTTACAGTGCCAGCAGTTGAACCGTCCGTAGTATCAATATTTGAACCTGAGATGCTGAACGAACTACCAATTCTTGTGGCAGTAGCACGAGCCGCATCAACATTTAGTTGAACACTTGCGGAGTGTTTAGTGACAAGTCCTCCAGCATTTGCTGCACCTGTCGTCAAAAGAAGCATAACGA